TAGAATATCTAATATAAGCATAAATATATTCTTCAAATAATTTATTCACTTGAACCTCAGTATCAACTCCATTTTCCATACCATCAGATACATACTCTAAAACAATTGAAGCAGCTCCTGATATGTTACTGAAATTAATTACTCCAGATTGTTTATCTATCGTAAATGTAGGATTTGAGTTTGCAGTTTCAGTATTTAAACCAAATCTTGCGCCTACAGCATAATCAAAATACCAATTTCCATCACAACAGTATCCTTCAGATCCATGATATGGACTTCCTTCATTTAAATAAATAGAACAACCACTACCTCTAATTCTCTCTAAATCTAATTCAGACTCTTGTGGCATTAAAACATTTCCATTTTGATCAAATAAAATATTAGAATCATTGTCTTGCAAATATGCAGAAGACCAATTTGTTTGAATATTTTCTGATAAAGGACGTAAACATCCGTTTGTAAATTGAGAAATTCTAACCCAATTAACATAATCTTGTGGTAATACAAATCTTAATTGTTGAGTAATGTCTAATTGAAGGATTTTTATTTCCTTCATTGCATCATAATTTAATTCTTGAACACCTCTTTTTGCATGAAATAATATTTGATATCTTTCTATATTATTTATTAATTCATGATTCCCTTGATACATTAACATGAAATTGTTAACTATATCAGCTAAAGAAACATATTGATATGAACCCCAATTTGCATCAGTTGGATTATTTCCTGAATTTGCGTAATATGCGTAATCGTTTATATATGCCATCTATCCCTGAGTTATTTGTTCTTGTTGTAATTCTTGGTTACCAAAATTATATACATCAGCTTCTCTTATTTCAATACCTACATATTGACAAATCTTAGCTATTAACGCTGGCTCATCAGACAATGGTAATTCAAAGTCTTGATAATCCGCATTTGTAGCATCAAATAAAGGCTCTCCAGCTATTAATGTAGCATAAGTCCAGTTTGGCGGCAAAGGGTATCTAACGTACTGTGACGTTAATCTTCCTATTGTATTTATCGTGTTAGGAAAAGCCTCTGCTACAAGAGCGTTTTGAGTATAAGCTGGATAACTTATATTTGGTTTTGTTAAAATAGAATTGTTCAACATCGTAATTTTACTTTGTGCTACTCTTTCTGCTTCAACAATATCATTGACTGAATATATATTGTAACTTTTTCCTACATTATTCCAAACTTGTCCTCCTGCTGTTGCAAAGACTAAAAGATTTGTTGCGCTTACAATTGTAGAAATTACAGTGTTATAAACCACTCCTCCTGTAATTGTAGAAACAATATCCCCAACAGCTACTCCTGCCGCAATAAAATCCGCTGTAGTGTCGTTTACCGCTATACCTCCACCATTGGTCGAAGTTGTAGTTCCAGAAGCTAATTCTTTTGTGTATACCATCATCTTATTAATTAAATAATAATCAGTTGGCAATATGTATAAATTAGATAGGGGATTTCCTCCAGGGACTGTTGTAGTGTTTAATAAAGGTACGTTAACATAAAATGTATCTATTACCTCTAATAAACCTTTTGAAATATCTGCATATCCAGTACCTGATTGTCTTTGATTTTCTTTAACTAACTGACTGTTGTATTGATAAAAATAATCCTCAAACATATCCATTTGAGACTGCGCACAATAAAGATTAAAATCTTGTGGCGAAATATATCCGTAGTTATTTTTATTTGCTATTGCTAATACAGTATTTCGTACTTCGTTTATTGGCATAATTAATTCTTTTTACAAAGATAGCAAAAAAAAAGAGGCTACTTTTTTTTGTAGCCTCTCTTTGATTTTATAATTAATGCTGTTATGCATTAACGATACTTGTTACAGCTTTTGGAAGACTTACTTGATAATAAGGTCTCTGCCAAGATGTCGCTAATGCTACTTCCATATTCTCTAATATAGAGTTGTAAACATCATGAGCTACTTGAGCTGCTGTTGTAATTGTCGTAGTAGTTCCATCAACATAATCGATTGTAACTGTTACTGCCGTAGCTGTTGCTGTAGCAACCGCTTTTACTCCATCAAGACTGATCAATTGACCAGTAATAGGAGCATTCGTAATTTTAAGAAATTTTACCATTTTATAAAAAGTTTTTAATGGGTTAATAAAGTACAAATATAGCAAAAAAAAAGCCACCCTTTTAAGGTAGCTATTTTTCGGTTAGTTGATTTTTTACTTTTTATTCTTTAATTTATTTTTTAAAAGTTTATAAACCTCAAGTCCTTCATCTGATTGTAAAAAAGAACCAACAATATAGTTTGGATCTTCTCCGTAAGGAACTGTTAGCATTTTCTTTTTATTGTTAGGTAAATTATAATAAACATCTTTATTGTTATTTCTAAACGCAATAAAACCTGCTATTACAAATTGATGGATTGTATCCATTAATTCTAACATTGGATCATTTATGGTATTCATAAAATCTTCTGGTCTTGATTTAGCGTATAAAAGAATATCTCTTTTTAATTCTGGAATAGTCATATTGTCTACACCATTACCCATTAAAACTCTACATACTGAAGTTAATTTATTTACATCAGTAGTTATTTTTTTAGCTTCTATTTGAGCATTTAACTCCGCTTCAACGTATTCTAATTCAACAGACGCATCGCGAGAATTATTTATTTCTTCAAACACCATTCCATTACTTGGATGATAGTGTAAGAATTTTTGTAATGATTGATTTTGTTTCTCAACCATTAACATACCATCTTCAAAAACAATAGGCTCTAAAATTGCATTACCATCTTGCTCATCCTCAAATGGGCTTCTCTGGTTTCTTGCATAACGAAGAGGTCTGTTAATACCTTGTTCTTCATCAAAATGTAATAAAGGAGATCTACTTGAATGCCTTGAAGCCAGCATATATGAAAGTGGATACTGGTTGCCTGAAAGTCTATAGGCTTTGTTTTCGTACTTTTCTTTTTGTTTTGACATTATAATATAATTTAATTTGATTTATAAAAAATAATTACCCTCGTCATTATAACGAGGGTAAGTATTACTACTATTTACTATGCATCTTGGAATAAGAAGAAGTTGTTTGCACCTAAAGTACATACAGCTCTTTCACTCAAGAAGTTTACTTCCATTGCATCAAGATCGCTATTTCTTGCACCACCAGCAGAACCAGTAATCCAAGTTTTGTAACGTCTATCTTCAGTTTCAGAAGCTCTATAACGAACGTGTAAGAAAGGACGTTTTGCGTTCTTTCCTAAGATTTGGTCATATACAGTTGTTGAACCAGCTGGAACTAAAAGTCCATTGATTGCTCCTGCATTTACTCCACCTCTCATTGTAGGATCGTTTAAGTATTTCCAATCAGACTTGTAAAAGTCATAACCTCTACGGAATCCTGTGAAACCTAAGTTCAAAGCCATATCCTTATCATTGTCAAATAAACCATAAGAAGTACCACCTGCTCCATAAGAGTTTTGTGATGCCAACATATCATCAATATCAAATGAGAATTGTCTGTTTACAAAAATTACATTTTCTTCAATAGAACCTTGCTTGTCAAGTCTTTGAATAACATTGTCAAATTGAGCTAAAGCAACTGGGTTTCCACCACCGAATACATTACCTCTATTTCCTACCACGTAGAAGATACCATCAGATCCTGAAAGATTAGCTGCACCTGCACCTACTCCCACACCTTGTAAGAAATCTGCCGCACCAGAAGCTGCGTCTGCTGGAACTGCTTCCACCATTGCTGTCTCTAAGTAATCTTCAAAACGTAATCTTGTATCATGTTCAGATTTCAAATACCATAAGTATCCTGTTGCACCTGCTTCAGATGTAACTTCAATCCAACCAATCTGAGCCATATCAGAACCAGAAACAGAATATTTGTCTTTGATAATAATTGGCTTGTTGTCAAAAATAAAGTCATCAGACTCGTTAGAACCAACCATTCCGTTAGTACCTTTTGCAAATTCAGAACCATAGATAAAAATATCACATCCTGCTGCTGCTGCCATTGCTTGACCGCCTGCTTCATAATAAGCTACAGTAAATGTTCCTGGAGCTGCTGAAGTTGGAGCTACTTTGATAATTGCTTTATTCTGTAATGTTGATCCAACTGTATTGTCAGAAATCATTACAGTTTGTCCAACTCTAAGTGTAGCTAAAATACCTGAATTAGCATTTAACTGTGGATTAAAGTTAGTAGGATTGTTAGCTCCAGCTCCTGGCGCTGCTCCTACTCCTGGAACTGTCCAAAC